TGTTCAACAATCGTCTTTGGGAAATAACTTTCCTTCAAGGTGTCGAGTTTTGCTTTGAAGGACTCTTCGTCAGCAAAGTCAACATCTTCTGTAAGAGACTTGAACTTCTCAATTTCAGTATCGGTCAAATCTTCGCAAGCTTCCGAAATGACCTGTTCCCGAACCAGACCAGACTTAACAGAGGTAAGAGCGATATTCTGCTCCATGACATTGTTAACCTTTTCTTCCAGTTCAGCAATTTTTTCAGACTGTGCTTCGAGAACGTCATATTTCTCATCAGGCACGTCAATATAATGATCTTCAAACAACTGTTTCAGTCCAGAGATAAAGTCTTCTGCAATCTCGCCCTTCAAACCGCGCTCAATTGCCAACTCGTTCTCTTTCGTCCATTCCTCTACAACGTAGTTGAGATAAGTATCTACTTTTTCTGTAAGAGCTTCAACCGACTCTTCCAGTTTTACTTCAAACTCAGAAGTCATTCCTTCGTGAATACGAGTGATTTCTTCGCGAGTCTTCGATTTAACAGCAGCTTCAAAGATTGTCGCTGCCTTGTCCTTGAACTCTTCGGAGAGGTCTTCACCTTCTACGAGGGCGTCAACATCTTCCTTGACATTGATGGACTTGATCTTCTCTTCGATCTCAGCCTTGGCATCCTCAAGTTTCTTGAGTTCTGACAGAGCTTCTTCATCCATTTCCATGTCTTCTGGTTTCATCATCATTTCGTAAGCAGCTTTGAGATCGACGGCTTTCATACCTTCCATCTTCTTCATCATTTCCTGCTTATACATTTCTTTGGTCATGCGAGCCTCTTTAACGACTTCCTGACCTTCTGCGGGTTCAACAAAATCACCAGCAGCAAGTTTCTGCGACTCGCCGGGTGTTGCTTCACCAGAAGAACCCTGCTTTACTTTGGGTTCTGATTTTGCACCTTTAGATGGTGCAGATGTGTCTTTCTTAACCTTCTTTGCAGCAACATCCGTTGGGGATTTTGTTGCATCAGGTTCAACAACGGCTTCACCGCCATCATCGACTTCGCCGCCGGGAGTCTCGTTACCAAGACCCTTCTTGCCTTCAGCAGGAGCAGCACCATCAGTAGGCTGTTTAGACGCCTCTTCTAGTTCTGCAAGCACTTCCGCTTCCAGCTCTTCAATTGTTTGTTCTAGTTCTGACATAGGGTGTCTCCTTATCGTTAATTATTATTTATAAGATTAAAGTCTTTTAAGAAATTTAGCAAATGCTAAAGCTTCGCGATTTGCGTTCCTTCGACGTTCCTTTACGTCAAATTCTCTTTTCATTTCTACCATTTCCGCTTCCAACAACGCTCCGTTATTCCAAACCCACTCTTTACCTTCCATGATACCTTCCACGAAAGCGTTTGGTGCAGAAGGATCAGCAACAATATCTGCTGCCGTTGCGAGATAGAAGTCGTCTCGCACATAATTTGCACCACCTTTTTGATCTAGACTGCCCATTCCCCGCGAGGAAACGCCCAGTTTTGCACCTTCATCCATAAGACTCTTCACAATTTCACCCATAGGCGTAGACATAATCTTCGCCTCACCAATAAAATCTTTTCCTTTCGGTTCCAAAGAGGTAATCATATGGGATACTCGCTCCAGATTTACGGTAGGACCGTCTGGGTGTCCGAGTTCTCCATACGCACGATTCTCTTTGATAAAATTCTTGTCGTACTTAGCAACTTCTTTTTGTAGAACTTCCATAGGATATACGCGACCATTACGATTCTTGATATCAGCCTGCATGAAAACGCCCTTGATCTTGTAGTTCTTCTTGCCGTTTTCTTTTTCTTCGGTGATATATTCAATATCGTGATCGACTGCTTCTGAAAATAGTTTCATTGTTCTATCCTTAATCTGATACTTCATACTTGATTGGTTGTTTTTTTTGAACTGGAAAGGTGAAATCCCTTATGTGATGACGCCGACGATTTACCCCATCTTGAGGAAATCCTACACCCATCAACAATGATGGTTCTTCTCTTAACAGTGCAATCTCTCTAATTGCTTTTGTGTCCATACACTGACAACACCCCGTTCTATATCCTAAAAGTGATGCAGTAAGATTAAGATAACCAGAAGCAATACCTAGAGCAATGTTTTTATCACGCATAATATCTTGATAAGTACCTTCGCACCATTCTCCATTCTTCAGATACTCTTTCGCTTTCTGTCCTCTTGTTTTCTTTGTTACTTGATCAACTAACTCTTCATAACTGTAGTCTTCAAAAATAACCAACAAATTAGCAAGGGTTTGTGAATTTGACTCGATCTCTTTACCATTATTGAATCCATAAGTATTCTCATGAATTTCTTCAATAATATCACGATCCTGTATAAAGTGTACCTTATAAAACGCAAGATTTTGTTTACTGGGGCAATTAGTTACGGCATGAAGTAATGTATCAATATCCTTCTTCGGCAACTTTTTATTCAAATTAAAATTTCTTTGAGTGTGTTGGCTTCGAATAACACTCTTTTCAATTTCAATATTTGTATGTGCATCCATTGTTATATCCTTACGATGTATAGTTTTCGTCTTTTTTAAATTCGATAATAACAAATCCAGATGTACCAAAAGTAGTTATTTCATGGTCACTAGAAGTTGCGGTTGTGTTTGCAGCAGTGCCGGGAATAACGCCAGCAGAACCATCATAGTGTCCAGTTCCGGCAAGTCTAATCTGAACAATATCTGTTCCAGAAGATACTTCTTGAATTTCAACATGACCAGTATCATCATCAGCACTACCTTGAGTCAATGCCCACCAAATTCTGGCGATGTGTAGTTTTGCACCGTTCGCATGTCCATCTAATGTGCTTCCATCTAAAATAGCGGTATCGGCCGCGGCATCATCTTCAATATCAACCTTAAGCGTAACTGTACCACCAGCGCCGGGCGCATTAACAACGGTATCTCTGAGTACTCTTGCAACAATAGCCATTCTTATCCCCTAGATCGCTAACATTTCTTTTTCAAAATATCCAAGAAGTTCCCTCTCAGGAACTTTATATTTCTTAGATACATCTGTAATTGTTCTTTCGAAACTATTTAGGAAATCTGAAGGTTTCGCATCCATTTTTTTGAATAAATCATCCACTGCGTCTTTCATTTTGGGTGAAAGACGCTTATATTGCTTAGATTTCCTGTGTTCATCCCTCTCTACAACTGTAGATTCATAGATTTCCTCAATCCGTTTCATTTACATCCGATTCCTGATCAGTATAACTCGACTTTACAAACGTATTTGCAAGTTCCTTGCGTTTAACTTCTAAAGCATCTCCAACCCTTGCAGCCATTGTGATACTAAACGCTTTCTCTGCTTCAATATTGTTACCATCCACAAGCGCATCTACAAATTCTTTACTCATTATTTATCTCCTTTACCAAATTTTTGATCATCATTTGGTTTACCATCTTGTTCTGGTTCCTCATAGTCTGGCATCTGTTCTGGTGCAATCACACCACCATCACCATCCTGTGGATACCTTGTGATACCGTCACCACCATCTGGCATATCAATACCACCATCCAATGGATCAGTTTCAACTTCCTTCTTCATCTGATCACGCATCTCTTGAATTTCTGCATCTGTCATATTTAGTACCTTCTTCAATACATATTCCTTACTGAAAAATGTTCCAATGTAGGACTGAATACCGTCAAGTGTCTGAATACGATCATTAAGAAGTTCTGCATCCTTCAACTCTGCAAAGTGACCATCTTCCATAAAGTCATACTGAATATGCTCTTGCATACGCGGCCAGTCTTCTGGTGAGATTATTCCTTTAAGGAGTAGGTTAGTTTTGAGCAAGTCAGTGAATAGGGGGACGAATTTCTTACGAATACGTTGTACGAACTTGGTAAACTTGAGTTCGTCTCTAGTAATCTCAGAGGCTCGTCCAAGACTGAATCCATTTTCGGCTTCAAGTCTTGAAATCGGCACGTTAAGTGAACGGTATAGTTTCCGTTGGAAATATACGATGTCATCAATCTCTCCCAAATTAGAACCGCCGGGAAGTGTTGTAATCTCTGTGCCTCGACCACCTTCACGGCGAGGAAGCCAGAAATCTTCCAGCATAGACATGTGATTACGGTCATCCCGAATTTCACCTGTGCTTGCATCGTATACCAACTTGTTACGATAACGGTTCATCACATCTTTTAGATACTGTTCTGCTTTGATCTTGGGTAG